ATAGTACGTTTGGTCTCTATCACGATATGGATTTAGAAGTGTATGATGTCACATATAACATGGTCCAGTACTGGCTGAATCAAAAAGAACAAGGCATGTTAGGTGCTGCACAACTTGACCTTAATTTAAATACAATGTCTAATGTTGCTGAAAGTGTGAACATTTTTATTAAGGTACACAAGCCAGGTCGATACAGCGATTGGGTTTCTAAAAATATCAAATAAATTGTAGTTAGTTGAACCTTGTTTGTAAAACTAAGAATTAAATAAAAGCCGGAATATAGTGTTAGCTATATCCGGCTTATTTCTAATAGTGCAACTGATCCAGTTAGATTAAATCTAATAACAACTCAAGTTTTGCTCGAACTACACGATTTGAAAAACTTGTTTTTACCCCACCGTGCAACGGCTTTGGCCAGCTGTCAAAGCTACACCAAGTATATCCACTGTGTTCCATGTTTAACTTAGGAATAAACTCGTTCTCAACCATGACAACGTAAGTGTTATATTGGAAATTTTGATCGTTGCTGGTAAACAATTCAAGCGGAATTATTTTTAGAATATTATCAACTGTTCCAATCTCTTCTTCAATTTCTCGTTTTAGTACATCAGACGGAGTAGTGTCAGACGGTTCTTTTCTGCCTCCAACTAATCCCCATGTGTTGGCAGTTTTTCCCTGTGTGCGGTGCAACAATAAAAATCGTTTGGTATCCTTGGCAAGGAATAGACCCCCGCTACAGATAATTTGTTGTTTTATAGGATTATTCTCCATAGATCTTTTTCGTATATACCTTCAAAACTTTTTGCCCAGGAATAACCATCCCACTTGTATTGGATGCCTGTATATATGTTAGTTATGTAAGTAAGCTCTGTGACTTCTTGAGAATTGAATATAACAGTCCAACCTGTTCCGTCCCATTCAATAATATCATTTGCTTTGGCAGAAAATCCTAGGCCGCCTTCTTGTAACCATGCAACTGGCCCAACATCTGTAATTGAATTGATATCTTCAAGAATTAAATATCGTGCGCCAGCGACAGGTGCACCAGGATTAAATGTATCGGGGTTGATAATAGCATCTACAGTACCACGAGAACCAATAGTAGTGTTAGTAGGTATAGTGTCTGTATCAATGTTTAACAACATTCTGCGTTCGTCTAGTGGATCTAAACTGATAAATGCAACAACTTCGGTACCATCGGGTTTTAATAAACGAATCTGTGATAAGTTTGCTCTAAACTGACCTGGATACAGATCTAAAACAGACCTCCATGATATGGCAGATCCTGGCATAGCAGTAACATCTGCTTGAGATGCTATGTTATGATGCAGTATGCTTGCAACATTATCCAATACCAACAGCTCCATGTCTCCAGGAGTAACTACAGTCTTTAGAACAGGATCACCTAGGCCATTATACACGCTGTCGATGTTATCGTATTCAGAGACAATAGTTCCTTGCGGATTGGTAAATGCGTTGGCAATAATTTTAGTAATAACACCCATGCGTTTAACTTTTGCAGGAGGGGTAATCCAAATTGGAGTCTCAAACGTCATGTTCAAGATATCAATGTCTTGAGATGTACCTTGAGGAACTTGCCTACTAGTCCAGTTTGTACTTTTTAATTGTAATACGGTTAAACTAGTCCAATCTACATAGTTGTCTGTGGTCTGCAATTCTAAACTAGGGTTGAATAGATAGGCTAACTGCTCAAATATTTGCAACTTTTGATCAGTATTAGTGGTCCATATGTCTGCGGCAAACGTTAGTTTATACGGCGCAGGCATAATACGTTCAACAGTATATCCTCGCCCTTGTGTGCTTAGATATTGTCCAGACTCTTCGTCATATTCTCGCTCGCGAATTTGAACTTTACTTACAAATGTTGGATCTTGTAGTCTAGTTTGTTCGTACTCGATGCTTTTAATATAGCAAGCAATGAACGGAGCCGATGGCAATGTGTTTTCACTGTTTTTCTTTAATAATGTTGCAGCCTGGCGACTAGGATCTCCGTACATTACTGGAATTTGTACAACACGCCCGTTGCCATCTTTGTAGCTAAAGTTACTCATTACACGCATGTACTGAGTAAGATATCGCCTTACTTGACCGTCATAGAAAAAATCCATATCAATTATCCGCCCTAGGTTTCAACACTTTACTTAATGCTTGCTTTTCTTCAACAAGTTTACCTGCAATAGTTGCAGTGGTCGTATTGTTAATAAAACTTGTCTTTTGAGTTTGTCTAATTTGGAATCCTTGCCAAGGATCTTTCATAACATCCTGTGCACCAAACTGGTTCATTGTCATTCGAACACCTTGCTCGTAGATATTCCAACGCTTGCCGTCAAACCTAAACAATGCATTGGGCAAGTAATCTGTTCTTAAATGGAATTGACCTTTTGATGGTTCGGCTGGAAATACTATACCGCTGGTAAATTCTGCACCATTATCCGGAATGCCGTTGCCGCTTGTGATACCTACATATAGATCTTTAGAAGGTGTGTTCAACACAAAACTTGCATCCTTGGTATCCATGCTTGCATCATCGTTAACATCCGATACTGCGGCATAATCTACTAGTCCAGACTCAATAGTTGGAATAATAAAAAAGTTAGTTTTATCGTATCCGCTAAGTGGAGCATCTGCGTTTGCCTGTTCAATGATTTGATTGTTAATTTCAATGCTCTTATTGTAGGTACTCATTAGATCACGGAGTGTACTACCATCTCCTGCACCTGCATCTGCATCAAGTATTTGTGCAAATTCTTGTGTATCAACAAGTGGCTGGCATTTGGCACGAAGCAAATGTGGGTACCATGTTTGACTAAATCCATTTGCAGGACGAGTGACTTCTGTTACAACATAAAATCTTTTCAATGCAACTGTACTATCGTCGAGCGCATATTCGTCTTTTAGGTGAGGAAGTTCTAACACATCTCCGGGCATAATTTTACGTTGAATTGTATCAACTGTATTACGCAAGTGGAAATGCATCATAATGTTATCGTTGTTCAAAAACAATCCAAACTGACTTAGGTTAAATTCTAAGTCTTGCATAGTATAGATACCACGCATAATATATACATCAGGATCGTACTTTCGATCTCTGTTTTCCATCAACAAGACATCCTGGATACCAATTTCTGGAATGTTTAACCCTGAATTGTTAGGAGTTGATGGAGTACTTTCTCCATCAGCAGGAGTAGTTGTACCTATATACTTGTGTACATAGATATCAGTTCCACCGACTTGAAATTGTTCATTAATAACACGGTCTAGGAACTTAAAATCCGGCCCTTTCTCCGGTTTATAAAGTGATAGTCTTGGCATAGTCTTGTATTTAGTGCTAAATATCATTATGACTGAGAACGAAACCGAACGCCAAAAGATTGTTGAGTATGTACAGGCTATGCTGGGTGCCGGCATGGTTGATGTAGAACTTGACCCTGTGCATTATAACACAGCAATAGATCGCGCCCTTAACAAATTCCGACAACGAAGTACCAACGCCGTTGAGGAAAGTTATGGGTTTTTAACCCTACAGGTAGACGTAAATGAATACACACTACCTAAAGAAGTTATGAATGTTCGTCAGCTTTTCCGCCGTAGTATCGGATCACGTAGTGGTGGGGGCGATGGCGGAACTTTATTTGAACCGTTTAACCTAGCCTATTCCAATACTTATTTGTTAGCAAGTTCTAACATGGGCGGTTTAGCAACGTACTATGCGTTTGCAAGTTATCAGAAGCAAGTTGGTAAGATGTTTGGTAGTGATATTAACTTTACATTCAATAAAACAACCAAACTTTTAACAATTATGCAGCGTCCGAGAGCCGAAGAAGAGTTGCTATTATGGATGTATAATTATCGTCCAGATTTTAACTTACTGCAAGACCCGTATGCAAACCAGTGGTTAAAAGATTACTCGTTAGCATCTTGTAAAATGATGCTAGGTGAAGCTCGTGAAAAATTCAGTCAAATTGCAGGCCCGCAAAGTGGTACAAGCCTAAACGGTACTGCATTAAAAGGTGAAGCCAAAGCTGAACTAGAAGCACTTGAGCTAGAATTGATCAACTACAAAGAGGGTGGTACTCCGCTTACTTTTGTAATTGGATAAAAAATATTTGACAAGCTCTATAAAATACACTAAATTATAGTATCGCAGGAGATACTATGATTATTGGTTTCGTTGGGTTTATTGGGTCTGGCAAAGATACTGCCGCAGACTATTTGGTTAACTTCCATGGATTTAGGCGAGATAGTTTTGCCAATACACTTAAAGATGCCGTGGCAACGGTATTTGGGTGGGACAGAACACTATTAGAAGGCCGCACAGCAGAAGCTCGTGCCTGGAGAGAACTAGTAGATGAATGGTGGGCTACACGTTTAGGCATGCCTGAACTAACACCACGTTGGGTACTACAATACTGGGGCACTGATGTACTTCGTAATGCATTCCATGACGATATCTGGATTGCTTCGTTAGAAAACAAAATGCGTAAAACTGGGGATAACATTGTTATCAGTGATGTACGCTTTCCTAACGAGATTACAGCTATTCACAATGCAGGTGGAATTGCTGTTCGTGTAAAACGAGGCGACGATCCTGAATGGTATGATGCCGCAGTTAGTGCAAATGCAGGGCCCAACGGAAACGCTTCGTGGTCGTTGAGCAAACACAAGTTAGAAAAACTTAAAATACATGCAAGTGAAACAGCATGGGTAGGTGGAGACATTGATTACACAGTTTGGAACAATGCATCTATTGATGACTTGTTTGATCAAATTAAAAATCTATTAGAGCCAAACACTGCTTTGTCCGACGACGTAAAAATTGCATTAGATCTTCATTAAAAGTCAGGGCGCAGGTCGCCTTGTTTCCACTTAACGCCTTCTTTTTGTAGAATACGCTGACAGTTTGCACACACTGTCTTAAGATTGGTATATCTATTGTTTTGAAGATTCCCATCAACATACAGTACATTAAATTGTTCTGTATGTTTTGATGCATAGCTGCATTTTTCGCAGACTAATTTCTTCTTATACCCGGCAAGCATCCACAATGGCCTGCTATCTTCTCTATTTCGAGAACAATGATCGCACATTGATCTATAGTAGGGCTTGTTTTTCTTGTAGTAATTTACAGCTACCGGCCTCTCTCCACATTTTTTACAAAGTTTTCTCATACCCGCCCTTTTTGTGCCCTTTTCTCCGTGTATTTAACCGTTGTTTTTTACCAGATGCGACTAAATAAAACAAAGTAAATCCACTAAGGAGTTTTAAGATGGCAACATTACAATCACCAGGCGTAAGCGTATCAGTTATAGATGAGAGTTTCTATACTCCCGCAGGCGCCGGAACTGTTCCAATGATTTTCGTAGCAACCGGTCAGGATAAGCCTAACAGTTCGGGAACAGGAATCGCACAAGGAACAACAGCAGCCAATGCTGGAAAAGTTTGGGTAATCACAAGTCAGCGTGACCTAACTGACACATTTGGTACCCCATATTTTGAGACAGATGCTCAAGGCAATCCAGTACACGGCGGAGAACTAAACGAATACGGTCTACAAGCTGCTTACAGTTTGTTGGGTGTTAGTAGCAAAGCGTACATTGTACGTGGTGCAGTTAACACATCAGAATTAGTTGCAGATGCAACTGCACCTGAAGGAAATCCAACTGCTGGAACATACTGGATTTCAACTGATACAACTAAGTTTGGTATCAATGAGTGGAATTCATCTACTAAGAAGTTTACTGTAAAAACTCCTTTGATTATTGATAACACTAATATCGACGACACAGAAGTTTACGAGTCAAATGCTCCTGCTGATGGGTTTGGTACCGTTGGGGATTACGCGGTTGTAATTACCAGCGACAACGACAACACAATTTTTTACAAAACATCAGCTGGAACCTGGGTTGCAGTTCAAAACGGATTTAACAGTGGAAAGAAGGTAGTACTATCTGCACACTATGATTATCCAGATTTCACTTCAACTGGTTTAAACGCAAGTACTGGTAGTGTTTGGATTAAAACAACAAGTCCAAGCCAGGGTTCTGCATGGGACGTTCGTTATTTTAATGGAACAACTTCTCAGTGGACATCTACTTCTGCTGATCTGTATGCTAGCACCGCT